GGCACAACATCATTTGGACCGGATGTAGAAATACCAGGATGTGTTGACATTGGTTCAGCTGGTGTAACTGAAAGTACTCTAAAAAATATTTCAAACTTAAACGGAGAGTCGGCACTTGCTGTAGATTGGATCTACAGTAGCTTTATTGAGGCACCGGGCGAAAAGGGTTCGGCTTCAACTGGTATTGCAATCGGCGGAAACACAGGTAAGACTACAGCCGGCGAAGTAGGTATTGTTACAGCAGATAGTGCAACAAGTTCAAGTGTTACACCGTTTATCTTTAGTTCATCGGGCGTAATAGCTGATACAGACAATGCTTACGATATCGGTAGTACAACTGTAAAATATGCTAATGTATATGCAACGTTCTTCCGTGGTACTGCAACCGAAGCTTACTACGCTGACTTGGCAGAAAACTATTTGGCCGATGCTGATTATGAACCAGGTACTGTATTAGTGTTTGGCGGCGGTCAAGAAGTAACTGTATGTACTGCTAAAGGACAAAGAAGTGCAGCAGGAGTTGTATCTACTAATCCAGCACACTTAATGAACTCACACGCACAAGGTGACAATATTGTAGCACTAGCATTGCAAGGACGAGTTCCTTGTAAAGTTATTGGAAAAGTTAACAAAGGTGATATACTTGTAACTAGTGCTGTACCAGGATATGCTATTGTAGATAATGATCCTAAAGTTGGTACTATTATTGGTAAGGCACTTGAAGACAAAACTGATGGTGACCGTGGAATTATAGAAGTTGTAGTAGGAAAGCACTAATGTCTGAACAAGAACGAAAACAAACAAAAAATATCAATAACTTGATCAAACAAGGTGCTCCTACAAGTGAAGATACAAAGAATCAACAGCCTAGACAAGCAGTAGCAACATCAGGGAAGTTAAGAATTAAAGTGGGGAACCCGAAATAATGGCAAAGCAAATAATTGATATAGGTACTAGTGCTAATAAAGGCGACGGAGATCCGTTACGCACAGCATTTAGAAAAATAAACGAAAACTTTAATGAGCTTTATACTGCTAACGGAAATGTGTCCGGTGCGGTTGCAGATGTTTTACCGAGTACAGATTCTACTTATGATTTAGGAAGTGCTGCTAAACAATGGGCAGACTTGCACGTTGCAGACTTTATCTACTTAAACGGTGCTAGAATTGAAATTACAGCAGGAGGTGCATTACTTGTAAACGGTGGAGCACCTACAGAAGTACAAGATGTACAAGGCAGTGTGTTCGGCGACGATTCGACTACACTAGTAGATGGTGTTAATAATGTAATCAACCTAGACGGGACAATCAGTGGTGACGTTGTTCCAGATGCAAACGAAGCATATGATTTAGGTAGTGCTACAAACAGATTCCGTGACATATATCTAAGTGGTAGCACTATTGATTTAGGCGGTACTACACTAAGCGTAGTAGGCGGTGTACTACAGATTGGCGGCACAGATATTAATGATGTAGTAACTGCCGCAGGAATTAACTCTTTAACTGCTGGTAGCAATATACCAACACTTGAGACTGCTTATGATGATGCAAGAGCTGTATTAGATGCACTACTAGACGCAGGCGATTATGGAGCACAGTTAGCACCACCATCAGATTACACATACTATGGAATTGCTGTACAGCAAAAGGCTCTAAATCCTTTAATACCAGACGAAGTAGTAGATGAAGCACTTAATGTATTAAACGCATACAATGCTTGGCAGAATGAAATTGAAGCAGAAACTGCAACTATCACTGTTGGCGATCGTGAATGGAAATTCAAAGGTGACGGTACTGTAGATGGATTGAATGTAGATGGTGACATTACTGGTAGTGTGTTTGGTGATGATAGCACACTATTAGTAGATGGTGTGAATAGTAAAATAAATCTACAAAACACTGTGCTCAACAATACTATTTCTACTATTAACGACGAAGCATTGTATCTTAACACAGCAACAATACCAGGTGACAGGGGAGGCCGTATAACAACCACAGATAACATTTTCGATATCTACGGTGCAACACTTCCAGATGGCAACGGTGGCGGTGTATGGATCGCCGGCGGCATTGCAGATCCTGGCAAACAAACGGGTGACGTAATTATAAGCGGACGTATTGTAAGTATTTTAGCCGGCGACTACGACGGCACTGGCGGAATTGTGTTCAACGGTCCGGTAATAGGAAGAATGGTTGGAGACATACAGGGTAGTGTATTTGCTGATGACAGCACAACATTAATAGATGGCGTGAACGGTGTTATTCCTAGTGTAGAGCAACTAAAATCTGATATAAAAGCAGCAGCGGCAGCAAGTATAGATTTTACAGACTTCCAAGCTAGGATAGCGGCGCTTTAAGTGATTACGATAAATATATAAAACAATAGGATAGATGAGAATGGCAAATAGATTTCCACTGATACTTGATACTACCGATGGTAATAAAATTAAAGAGTTGCCCGCAGCTGATAACTTAGACTTGCGTGAAAACTCAATTGTCAATGTTCAAAACGTATTTGCTTTAGGAACTATAAATGCCGCAGAAGTAACAGTTAACGGCAATAAGCTAGTTGCTCAAAACTTTAAAGATTTAACAGATACTCCAAACACTTTTATAGGCAGTGAGAACTACTTTGTAAAAGTTAATGAAACAGGTTCTGGAATAGAATTTAGACCACTTGATGATATTGGTACAATTAACGTATCAAATATTGTTAGTACAGGAAACTTATTACCGTCTATTAATGGCATAGGCAACGTAGGTACAAACGCTGCAAAATGGAATGTTGTTACAGCTAATGAATTAGTCGGTGATCTTGTAAGCTATGGCGGCTCTAAAGTATTTGATGCAACAACTGGAAAAGTAAGTTATGCTGCACTACAAGGTGCACCAGGCTTCCTTTCAGAATTTCAAGACGATATAGGATTTTTACGTCAAGCAGATTTAGATTCTAGTATTGCTAACTTATTCGATGAAGGCCGTGCATTTGATTCAGATATTAAAGGTAGCGTATTTGCAGACGATAGTACAGTACTAGTTGATGGTATTAGCGGACGTATACTTGCTCCGGTAGACACTACTACAGTTACAGCAGATGAAATTACAGCAAATACTAGTTTAACATCTCCTGTAGTCAATACAAGTTTTGTTGAAGGCACTAATGGACAAGATTTAAAAATTGAAGCTACAGAAAATTACGATATTAATATTGGCCAAAATAATACAGGTAATGTAAATTTATATAATAGCCAAGCAGATACATTTGGTGCAGGTACAGGTTTAGGTGTTGGCGAAATATATGGCGCAACAGATTTACTTTTAGATGCAGAAAACAGAATTAAAATTGCAAACGGATTACCTTTTAAATTCTCTCTAGTAAGTGCTGCTGATATAGCATTGATAATTCCGCAAAACGGTGACGTTGTTTACAACACAACTACTAACAGATTTCAAATGTACCAAGATGGTGTTTGGAGAGATGTAAACGGTAATGTACAAGCTACAACAGGACAATCGGATTTCAATGATGTTGTAATCGCAGGTGACTTAACAGTTAACGGAACAACAACATCAGTTAATACAACTAATACAAATATTTCTGATAATATTATCACTCTAAACGAAGGTGAAGCAGGAACAGGTGTAACATTAGGTACAAGTGGTATAGAAATTGATAGAGGACTTGCTGCTAATAAATCTTTAGTCTGGAATGACACTGTTGATAAATGGACAATAAACGGTGAAACATTTGTTGCAGGCACAGTTGAAGCAGCATTTATAGGAAATATAACCGGCAACGTAACAGGTGACGTAAAAGCAACAAACGGTACAACAGTATTAGATTCAGGTACTAACGGCACAAATGCAACATTTACTGGTGATGTAACTGGTGATGTAACTGGTGATACTACTGGATATCATACAGGAGATATAACAGGTTCAGTATTTGCTGACGATTCTAGTGTTATGGTAGACGCTGTTGGAAATGCAATGTATGCAAATTCAGCAACATTTACTACTACAACTTCACCAAATATAATTGGAACTAATATTAATCCTGTTACAGGACAATTAATTACAGTAGGTGGTGCAGCAGGTAGCTTTAATTACAATGATAGTACAGGAGCAATACAAGTTGCTTCCACAGGTCCTGTTAGTATTGAAGGCGCAGCAACAGCAGCAGTTAATATAGGTACTGGCACAAGTGGTACAACAACAATTGGTCACGCAGGAAATGTTGTATCAATACCAGGAACATTAGACTTAGGTGGTGCAACAGTAAATAACGCAGCATTTGATCTTACAGGTGATATTGATAACACGACACTTAATGTAGGTACTACGGCAACTACTGTAAATGTAGGTAATGCAACTAGTACAACTAACTTGTTAGGTAATGTTACTTTTGATACAGCATTAATTGTTGCTAATATTACAGCAGACGATAGTATTTCAATTCTTACTGAAGGCAATTCACCTAACGAAGCAATTAGTTTAGGGCCGCAAGGTACAAACACTGCTATTAACTTAACAGCAACTAATTTAAGATTTAATGGTAGGGTTACAACAACTATTAATGCAGACGGTGGTATAGAAGGCGATTTAAAAGGTAGCATATACGCAGATGATTCAAGTTTACTTGTTGATGGTGTAAACGGGAAAATTGTAGGTGATATATCTTCAAATTTAGTAAGAACACCGTCAATAAAGAATTTAACTAGTGGTAGTAATATTGATGTAGAAGCGCAAGGATTTTTAGAACTCTTCGGCGGCGCAGCAAATGCAGGATTAAGTAAAATACAACTAGACACTGCTGGTATTAATTATATGGAGTTACAAACAACTCCTAATACACCAGGCGATGTTGCCGATACAGCAACTATACTAATTAACGGACAAACTAATTCAGGCGATGTTATTATTGGTACAACATCAAGTACACGAAATCAGACTGTAGAAATTTATAATGCTACTGTCACAGGTGATTTAATTGGTACAGTAACTGGATCTCTTAATGGTACTGTTACAGGCGATGTAAATGGCTCCATTTATGCAGACGACTCAACACTAATAGTAGACGGTGTAAATGGTACAATTCCGTGGAGTGTTATTACAGGATTTACCGGTGGTGGCCAAGAAGAATACGATGTGTTTGCTACATCATTAAATGCAGCAAGTAGTGCTAATGTTACTGCTGGTAGTTACTTTAGAAACGAAGCAGACACAAATGATATTGCAGTAAGTGCATCAGTAACAAGTGGCTTTAGCAAAATGAAAGTAATGCTAAGTGCAAACATACATAATCCAATTAATACAAGCACTGAAGCAGTTGTTAGTTTAGAAAGAAGTGTAAACGGTGGTGCTGGAACAACAGTTAAAAGATTTATATTCCCAGCAGGATCTAACTATTATGGCGGGGTAGAATTTATGTTTGTTGATGACCACGGACAAGTTCCTGGAGCATTAATTGAATACAAACTTGTAAATGATATGGCCAATGGTTACAGTAGCGAAGATTTAAGAATGTGGTACGGCATTAGTGGTGACACATTTGGATTAAAAGAAATAGTATAACATAGGAAGCAAAAATGAGCGAAAAAGAATATATTGTAAGTTTAAACAAAGGTGTAGACTACGAAGCATTTAATCAAGAAATGATCGCTACTACTGGGGCTGGTGCAATTCCAAGCAGGAGTGCTACTGTTGCAAATGCCCGCCCTGCTTCTCAGCGCAATACACACTATATGCTTACTGACGAAGAGGCTGAAACACTTAGATCAGATCCAAGAGTGTATGGCGTAACACTACGTCCGGACTTAGATCCTTCACTAGAAATTGGTATTAGAGCAGTACAAAACAGCGACTTTACTAAAACAACTTTAGATAGAGGCGAGTTTGTTAATTGGGGATTGCGCAGAGTTAACGAAGCAACTAACCCATATGACGGGCTTACTGTAACAGGTGGATACAACTATACACTAGATGGTACTGGAGTTGACGTAGTTATTCAAGACAGCGGCATACAAGCAGATCATCCTGAATTTCAGGATGCTAATGGTGTAACTAGAGTGCAACAACTAGACTGGTATAACGGATTTAGTGGTGGTGGCACTATGCCTGCAGGACATTACACAGACTACGACGGTCACGGCACTCACTGTGCAGGTATTACTGCGGGTAAAACATACGGTTGGGCTAAAAATGCAAAAATATATGCAGTCAAAGTAGCTGGATTACAAGGTGTTGATGACCCTAATAGCGGCATACCTATAAGTGATTGTTTCGATGTAATCAAAGAATGGCACCAAAACAAACCAGTCGATCCTGCTACAGGATATAAAAGACCTACTGTTGTTAATATGAGTTGGGGCTACAACAGATTTTACAACTCTGTAATTAACCTTACACACAGAGGAACATTGTATACAGGTACAGATATTGATTCAACATCTGAAAGACTAGCATTTGGCCTTGTTCCACTATCAGGTGCAGCAGGTGGATTTAATTTTAAAACTAATGTAAGAATTACTTCTGTTGATACAGATATAGAAGAACTTATTGATGCAGGTGTACACGTTATTATCGCAGCAGGGAATAACTATCATAAAATAGATATAACCGGCGGCGTTGATTATGATAACTTTATTGCAGCAGATACAGGATCTGTACAATATCATAGAGGTTCTAGTCCTTATAGCGAACGTGCATTAAATGTAGGTAATATAGATAGTGCAGAACATACAGGCGGACTAGAACAAAAAACAGAAAGTTCTGAAACAGGACCAGGTGTTGATGTGTTTGCTCCCGGCACTGATATAATGAGTGCAACTAGTAATGTAAATAAATTTACTGATGGTCCTTATCCACTAGATGAAACTTTTAGAATTTGTAATATTACCGGTACGTCAATGGCAGCACCCCAAGTAGCAGGTATGATTACACTATGGTTACAATTAAATCCAAATGCAACTGTTGCAGAAGCAAAAGCGTTTATACAAAACTCAGCAAAAGCTGATCAACTATATTCAACTGGGCTTGACAACGACTATAGTGAATACAGAAGTTTACTAGGAAGTGGAAATAGATATTTGTTTAACAAATTCAACAGTTCTACAAAGTTACGCATCGGCGGATAAAGGAAAAATATTATGGCTATAAATTTAATTAATGTGGGCAATGTAGCAAACGACGGAACTGGTGATGATCTTCGTGAAGCGATGATCAAGATAAATCAAAACTTTGAAGAACTAGACTTAAGAGACGACGAACAGACTACTGCCAGTAATTTAGACTTCGGCGGACAAGGTTTATTTGCACAAAAAATTAACTATGATTTACAATTTAAATCATTAAAAGCTGGAACTGATATTACTTTAGAGGCTTCACCGACAGCTATCACTATAAATGCAAATGGTGGAACAAAATCAGTTTCTTTAACTTCAGATGTTAATTTTAGTGAATTATCTGAAGACGCAAATATAAAAATTTATGGCGGCAATAATATTGGCACTACACTAATTGATGGTGCGTTATATGTAACTTACACAGGTCCAACTACTTTAGCAGATGATCCAACTCCTGAATTATCGGCTAATTTAGATGCAAACGATTATAATATTCAAAATGTTGCTGTACTAGAAGCAACTGAAATTAGATCTCCTGAAATAATAGGAGATCTTACAGGTCTAGTAAACGGAATTGATGTAAGAGATATTAACGTTGCTGAACTAGATTTTGGAAGAATAAATTATAATGTGTCAACTACATTAGAATTTTTTATGGCAACTGTAGACTTAGATTACGGATCTTTCGGTACACCTGCAAATGCAATAAGTGATTTTGGTACATTTGTATAATCCGATAAATACGTTGTATAAGGAATATTATTATGACGTTTGACCCATCAGGATTAGGTTTAATATCAACTACCGGCATTGGTAGATCTGAAACTGTGTTTTTAAAGAACAAAAACTTTTTAACCGTAGTTGGGGATGGATATCCTGTGCCTGCAAGAACAGACACTAGCAACATAGAAAAACAAAATTATAACTATAGTTTTTTATACAGAGCTGGTGACAATTCACAGTATCCGCAAGCTAATACAGACGAAGCGATTGGTATTTTTGTAAACGGTGTTGTATTCAAACAAAGTTTTGGAACAAAGAAATTTCCAAAACTAAGCAAATTACCTCCTGTTAATCTTACATTTAATAAAATTAATTTTCCGGATATCTTTAATATTGATGTTGATGGTGCAAGTATTGCTGCTGGCGAATATCATTATAGAACAGGTAGCTTTTTAAACAACAGTTGGAATTATCCTAATGTGTGGGGAAGTAGACTTTATTACAGTGAAACTAGTTTTCAAGGAGACCACTATAGACATCCAGACGGACATAGTAAAATTTTAGGATTCTGTTTTGACGGCTATCCTATATACGGTCCATACGGTTACACAACAGGCACCGATAGTTTTTCAGGTGTAGAACAAATTAGATCAAGCTATAGAAAAAAATTAGGCGACTCTCACAGAAATATTAATTGGAAATACACAGATACTATAACACTATCTGACGGTGAAGCAGTTGTATTATCTGCAGGTACCTTCTTAGAAGATTATGAATATGTAAAAACAAGAAGTGAACTTGATACATTTAATGGAAGATACTGTGTAACCCCAGACTTTCCAGATGGTACCTATGCATACTTTTTAACTTTTGAAGATGAATCTCTTTCAATACCAGAATATCCATACATCGTAGGAACATCAACTAAAAACGCAAAGACATTTGATACACCAGTTCCTGAAGAAGCAATCATTAGCAATAGCTTATGGAAATCAAATACTGGTGAAAGATTATCAACACTAATTGAAAGGAATATAGTTAACATTCCGTTACCTTTGTATAATATAGAAGGCATTCAAACAGAACTTATAAGCGGTGAATTGCCGCCGGGACTGAGATTTGAAGATAATAACGTTGTGGGTACAGTGTACGAAGTTGCCTACAATAAATCATTTAATGCAGTTATAAGAGCAACATATAAAAATATTTTTGAAGATAAAACTATCGAGCTTGCTGTTTCAGGACCTGATGCTCCGACCTGGCTTACTTCACCTGGCCTGTTACCTGTAGGACCGAACAACACTTTTTATATTTTAGATAGCGAGTATATCGATTTCCAATTACAAGCTACAGATACAGATCTGAGTGCAGGAGATGAATTAAGATACTTTATTGCTGACGGTGATGGTGTATTACCTCCGGGCATAACGCTAACCGAAGACGGAAGAATTTATGGCGTAACAGAACCGTTACTAAGTTTAGATAAAAGATTTGAAGGCGGAGGATATGACGATGCTCCGTATAGTGCATTACCAATGGACTATGCAGCAGTAAGTGATTACTACGGTACAAGAGATCCAGACACTGTAACACCAAGTAGTAACTTAATTAAATTAAATCGCTACTATCCGTTTGCAGTTACAGTAAGTGACGGTAATAGCATTGAACGCAGAGAATTTAGAATTTATGTCGTAGGAGATGACTTCTTAAAAGCTGATAACACAGAAATGGAAGCAGGCACTACATTGTTTAATGCCGATGCAACTAATGTTAGAAATCCAACCTGGATAACTCCTAGAGATTTAGGTTATAGAAGGGCTAATAATTATACTACAATAGTATTAGATATTATTAACAATCCAACATTAGAAGGTGCCGTAACTTATAGTTTAGAAGATTTAAACGATGACGAATCAGTAAGTGAACTTCCTAAAGGGTTAAGTTTAGATAAAAATACAGGCGAACTTTACGGAAATATTCCTTATCAACCTGCAATTATACAAGACTATAAATTTACTGTAAGAGCAACACGCAGAGTATCTGACTTAGAAACTTTAACAATATTTGGAACATTTTATGAAGATACATTGTTAGGGAAAAATAGTTTTAAGATATACAAAACTGATTTAACAGGCACAGCTGACGGTATTAATGATTTATTTGAACTAGTAGGACAAGACGTTTTAATAGAAGGAAATTTATACAAAGTTGTAAGTGTAGATGATAGAAATCTAGATTACGATATAATAGTTGTTGACGAAACAATTGCTCCAAAAATTAATCTATTAGTAAGCAGAACATCATCTTCAGGATCTGATCATTTCTTTGTTAGCAGATTATCAGAAAAGAATAAAGACAAATATCAGTCAAGAACTTTAAAATTTAGCGAATCTGAATCATATGTAATAAGCAATATTTCTCCTTACATAGAATATAATATTAGACAGACAAATCCATCTAATGACGAAATTTATCCTGCTGCTTCTCCTAAAATAATGGAGATATATGAAAATTATTACGTAGGTGACTTTGCAATATGGCCATTAGAAAGTGGCGGCAACGGAAGAATATTTAGATGTACAGTTACACATAGTATGTCACCTATACTTAATGAAAACAATGAGCTTATTTTAAACGATCAAGGTGAACCACAAGTTGACTTTGATCAAACTAAATGGATAGAAGTTGCAGAGAGTTTAGAAAAGCTAAGTTTAGTAAATAGAATTAGAGCAACAGAACAAGCGTTCGAGGCCACTTATGGTTCTAAATCATATGTAAGAAGAATTACAAACAACGTATGGAATATACGTATACCTAGCACCAGTAGATCTAGAATTATCGGTAACATAAAAGAATTTTTTGTAGGAACAGATAGTACAGACATTACAGTAGAACTAGTAAGAGACAACGAAGATAGAATTTTGCTAGATAGAAATTTATCTCGCCAAATACAAAGTGGCTCTAATGTAGGTATTGGACTATTTAAAAATGACGCATTCTTTAAAAATATTATTGTTACAAGTGAAGACCCTGTAAACATACCATCGAGTAAGAAAACATTTGAAATAAAAATTCTAGGAGAAGTTGACACTAACATCAATTGGATTACTGATAGTAATCTAGGAATTATTAATGCTAATTTTGATTCAACACTAAAAGTTGTAGCACAAACAACTGTTCCTGATACAAAAATGGTTTATACACTAGAAGCAGGAAAACTTCCGTTCGGTATGACTTTATCTTACACTGGAGAAATTTTAGGAGCAGCAAGACAGTTTGGAACACTAACAAATCCTGGACTAACTACTTTCGAAAACAAAACAGTTACTTGGGATGGTAAACTTCCAGGAGACACTACTTTTGATAGAGAATATAAGTTTACTATAAAGGCAAAAGATAGATTTGATTATACTGCAATTCAAAAAGAATTCACTTTAAAAGTTGCAGACTTAGACAATACAGTATATACTGATGTAATTATGAGGCCATTACTGCCTATAGATCAACGTGAGTATTACAAAAATTTTGTAAGTAATACTGATGTGTTTACACCATCAAAAATATACAGACCAACTGATCCAAAATTTGGTATTCAAGAAGTTCCAGAAGTGTTAGTGTATGCAGGCATAGAAGCAACTGATGTAGATAAATTTGTAGCTGCTTCTGCAAAAAATCACAAAAGAAAAAAATATATTTTAGGTGATATTAAAAGTGCAAAGGCTAAAGATCCTGTAACAGGCGAAACTATATATGAAGTAGTTTATATAGATGTTGTTGATCCGGCTATGCCAGAAAAAGGCGAAACTAGAAAAAGCTTCCGTATAAACACAGAAGAAAAAGTTACAATGGATTCTATACAGTACGCAGGTAAAGATGATGTAACTAAAACTGGATTAGGTGCTGATCAATTACCAGTTTATGGAAGACAACTTGTTAGATTTGTTTTTGTAGAAAACGAAACTTTGGTTATTGAAACACGCGAAGGCAACGCTATAGATGTAAATGTAGACAACAATGACTTTGAATTAGAAGTCAGAAATGGGTCTGTTGAAGTAATACTAGAAACTACACCAGCCGAACCGTATAGACTGCGACCAAATCCTACTAATACAATTAAATCAGATTCCGATGCTATAAAAGTAAGTAATAGTAAGGATGATGTTCGATATATTTCAAATATAAAAAATATGAGAGATAACTTAAAAGAAGTTGGTAAAAACGAAAGAAACTATCTTCCGCTATGGATGAGAACTGCACAACAAGGTTTACAAGAATTAGATTATGTAAGTGCAGTACCGTTGTGTTATTGCTTGCCAGGAACAGCAGATGATATTATTAGAAATATAAATAATTCTGAGTTCGACCCTAAGGTTATGGACTTTGATATTGATAGATATATTTTAAAACGTTCAAAAGATTCAAACGAAGAACAGTATATTGTGTTCGCAAATTATCAGTTCAATACTTAAATACGATAAATACTTTTACAATGAGGAATAAAAATGGCCAGTAACATAGTAAGTGAAACAATTGATGCAGCATATCCTGTAGCAGGTGTTGACAACGACACTCAAGGGTTTCGTGATAATTTTCAAATAATCAAAGATGGACTTTTAACAGCTAAAAGCGAAATAACATCTTTGCAAGATCAAACAGCAAAAGTCACTGATGAAAATAACGGTGTAGTTGAAAACAATTTTAGAGAAAGCAGTATTTTAAATGCTTCTTTAGATAATGTTACGTCTAAATTAAAGCCAAACCAAACGTGGAATGAACAAACACAAGTAAATGTAGACATTGGTAGAGGCCATTATCAGGTGTATACATTAGGACCAGAAATTACAGAAGCTATTACATTTTCATTGGAATCTTGGCCTATTAGAAATACAAATGACGGAGTTGCTAGAGTATCGTTACATATATACGGAAATGACAATCCTATTACTGTAAGGCTAGTATCAGCAAACAATGGAGCAATTTATAAAACTTCTGATTGGCCATTACCTGTCGGTGATTCATCCTCAGATGATTCTGCTCCTGTAGTTGTAAATAGTTCAACACAACCTGTCATAATTGACTTATGGAGTTATGATTCAGGAACAACAGTGTATGCAAATTATTTAGGACAGTTTGCTAAATCGTCAGATGCATAATCCGTTAATAAAAAATCTATCTGAACTATCAATTAATGAGCTGGAGGATAAAATAATTGACCTCCAGCGCAAATACTTTTTAACCCACAATCCTAGTGTACAAGCACAAATTTCTAACTTTTTAGAAATCTATAGAGACGAAGCAAGAACACGTAGAGCATTAGAAGCCCAAAAACAAAAACAAATGCAAGGGGATGACGATAATTCTCTTGACAATCTGATTAATATCAGTTAATATATACATATGCTTATGAAAACAGATTCTTTAGGAATACCACGATTCTCTAACCGCGATCTTATCGATATGATCTATAGTGGTCATAGCGATAAAGTACACGTTGTACTATGTGATCCAAGTGATGACGTAGATAAGTTTAATAGTGCAATGGAAGAACAAGGTATGGATCCATTGCAAAAGTATATCTCACTAGATGTAGATCAAAAGACTTTTGACGGTGTGTGTCAAGGCGAATGGTTTATGCCTGAAGAATACAAAAACTTAAATGTATTAAACTGGCTACAAGCAACTTTAATGGAAAAACTACAAGACCCAGATGATAATAATGTCTTAACGACAAAAGAATGGACAAGAGTTTCTGAAGAATATGAAGAATACAGAAAGCGTAGTATGATTGACTTACTACGCTATATGGTTTATCTTGTAGACTTTATGCGTGAGAATAACATTGTTTGGGGGGTAGGACGTGGATCAAGTGTGGCGAGTTATGTGCTGTATTTGATAGGTGTACATAGAATAAATTCAATCCAGTATGACCTGGATTGGAGAGAGTTCTTGAGATAAGTAAGTATATAATTTAAGGAGACAGATATGTCAAAAGTAGCACCAGCAAAAAGACAGCATCGTAGTATGCGAGGAAAACAAGTAGATATGGATCTACTACGCAAAAGAAACGAACTAACACCAGCAGTTGGCAACGCTAAAGTAAATGCCCGCGGTGACGAGTTAGGACCAGGTGGTCAAATTGTAAAGAAGCGTGAAGAATTAGTTAAAGAATATTATGCAACAGCAAATTCTTCAGCCCGTAGAGAAGCACCTGTTACAGAAGAAGTTGTAGAAGAAGTTGTAGAAGCACCTATTGCTGCTACTAGAACTACAAAGAAGTCAGCGGCACCAGCAGAAGTAGCAGCTGAAGAAGCAGCTCTTGACGCAGCAGAAGAATGGGTTGAAGACGAAGACGGCAATTTTGTAAAAAAATAAGAGGTAAAAATGGCTCTAAATCTTAATACTATTAAAGGTACTCCTCGTGCTGTAGGTAATCGAGTACTTGTAACTGATATGTACTTTGGTGAACAAAAAACTAAAGGCGGTATTATTATTAATGACGATGATGGTAAAACCCGTGGAATTTATCCACGTTGGGCTAAAGTTTATTCTAAAGGCCCTGATAATAAAGACGATTACGAAATCGGCCAATGGATTCTAATTGAACACGGTCGTTGGACTCGTGCAATGTTAATAGACGACGGCCACAGCGAAAAAGAAGTTCGAATGGTAGAAGCAGAAAGTATCTTAGCATACTCAGACGAAAAACCAGAAAGTGTGTCAATTGGTTCAGAATACTCAGACGGTGAACACGCAACTATCGATCCTAGCTCATTTATGGGCCAACAACCAGTTTAAGAGGAATAAATGACAAACCCATTTAAAGATATTGACACGTTTGCAACAGCGTGTGATCAACCACCTAGCGAAGCAAACTACAAAATGTATTTGTCGCTTATTGACGAAGAAGTAGGCGAACTTGTAGATGCTGTAGCGGCAAATGATCGTGTAGAACAACTTGATGCATTAGTTGATATTCTTGTTGTAACTATGGGTGCTATTCGAGCAGGCGGATTTGACGGAGAAGGTGCGTGGAAAGAAGTAATGGACACAAACTTTGCTAAGATTGATCCAACTACAGGCAAAGTGCGCAAGAGAGAAGACGGCAAAGTACTAAAGCCAGAAGGCTGGAAAGCACCGGAACTTGAGCAATTTTTATGAGATTAGTGGCTTTCGGGTGTAGCCTAACATTTGGTCACTATCTTCCCGACATTGGAAAGTCTATTGATAAGCCAAGTAAGTTAGCTTGGCCTAGTGTTTTAGGAAATATGCTAAGTGTAGACTCTGTAGAAAATATGGGGTCACCTGGTTCTAGTAATAAAAGAATCTTAGATACTATTTTAAAATTTGATTTTAGATCTAACGATATTGTTTTTATTTTATGGTCACACTTGGAAAGGTATTGCATTATTAGTAATGAAGTAAGATATATGCATATTACACCTCACAAACCGATGAACAAAGAATCAAAGGCATATTATAAACATATCTATAACGAGTACGATCATTCTATTGATTTTTACACTAGGGCAAATTATGCCGATCTTCTTCTAAAATCAAAGCAAATTAAGGTTCATCATTTAACAGCTAAACCACTTTCATTTCAGCCGCCAAAATGGAACAATGTAGAACCTTTAAAAACTTCTATGGAAATTACTAGAAGAAGTTATAAAGACAAAGATTTTGGTCTTGATGGTCATCATCCCGGCGTTAATACAAACAAACAATTTGCAAAACTAATCTTAAAAGAAATTACTTAACAATAAAGGAAGTCTAATGAAGTTATGGGTATTTGGTTGTAGTTTTAGTATCGGATCTAATTTTAAACACCCAAATCTTTGGCAATACGACAAGAACTGGATAGATATAGTATACGAAGATTTAAAATTTGATCAAGTTGCTAATTTTGCACAGTTTGGTGTATCTAATGAATTTATATTCAAAAACGTAGTTGAACAATCTGTAAAATATTCAGCAGGCGATGTTATTATTATTCAATTAACAAGTCCGATTAGAAAATGGTTCTTTCCTGATGATCCTGTTTTATCAAACTTTACAAACACAAAACCCGAAGCTTTTCCAAACGATTCATATAAAGCCATAAAGTCTTATCTTACACATTTGCAAAATCCACAATGTGACGATATAATTTATTCTGCATATGTATATGCAATTGAACACATTAAATCAGTAAGATCAGATTGTAACTTTGTAATATTACCCGGTTGGGGAGACTATCCAAGAGTTTTAGGAAATCTAAGCGAAATCTGCGATGGTGAGTTTGATAACAAAGAAAATTGTAAAAACTTTTACGAAGAACATTCTTGGGATCCTAGACTAAACCATTTTAGTGAAGAAAATCATACAGTCTTAGGAGAGAAAATCTTAGAATATATTAAATCAGATGATCTTGAAAAAGTCTTAGATTTAGAAAATGGATTTACCAAATCTCTCTATAACAAAGAGTATATTGGAAAAGATAAAAAATATTGCACGTAATATAAGGAGAAAAAATAATGAGTACAATTACTGAAGCACGTAGAGGTTTTGACGAAGGACTTCGAGAATTTATGCTTAATATGTATAACCATACTGCGTTGGGATTAGCGGTTAGTGGCGCTGTAGCTTGGTTTGTTTATTCGTCGGGTATGCTTGCAGCAATGGCAGGCTCAATTTGGTTGTTTGCTTTTGCTCCGTTAGGAATGATTCTTTGGTATTCTTTTGCAGGACAAAATTGGAGTTATGATAAACTACGAAATTTTTATTATGCATTTACCGCAATAATGGGTGTAGGACTTGCGCCTATCTTTGCAGTTTATACAGGTGCAAGTATTGCACAGGTATTTTTCATTACCGCTGCAACATTTGCAAGTGCAAGTTTGTGGGGATATACTACTAAAAGAGATTTGACAGGTTTCGGACAGTTTCTTTTTATGGGACTGATTGGAATTATTATTGCAAGTATTGTTAACATTTTTATGCAAAGTAGTGCAATGATGTTTACAATTAGTGTCATCGGTGTGTTTATTTTTACAGGATTAACTGCTTGGGATACTCAAAATGCAAAGAGAATCTATGTAGAACACGGCGCAGATCCAAGATACGGTATTCAATTTGCTATTAGCTTGTATCTAAACTTTATCAACTTATTTCAAATGCTGTTGTCTCTTTTAGGTAATAGAGAATAAAAACACTTGACTCCTTAGCATTTGTGCGTTATAATATGTATAAAGCTAAGGAGATCTCTTGATGTTAATACCAGCACCGCAATCAGCAGGAATCGGCACTACAGGCGCAACAGGTATTGTGCTAATGATACTACACGTTACAGGATTCTTAACAGGATGGGCTTGGCCTATTCTATATGTATTCCTTATTATTTCAGGCATTGGACAAGAAAATAGAAAAGGTAAAAAGTAATGGCTACTCACGCAATGATCGACTTAGAAACACTGCACACTACACCTCGTGCAACTGTGCTAACTGTAGGTGGAGTTAAGTTTAATCCGCTTGATGATTCAGAACCACATAGTGAATTTTACTTTAAACTTGATTTAGATAGCCAAGACCGTGATGTAAGTGATGATACTATTGCCTGGTGGGGTAATCAAGATGCTAAAGTCCAGGAAGAAGCATTTAGTCCCGAAGGTCGCGAACATATAGATGTGTTCTTAGACAGTCTTCCTAAATGGATGGTAGGTGTAGATGTCCTTTGGGGACACGGATATGGCTTTGATATTACTATTATTGAAGATATGCTACGACAGCGTGACAAACCTATTCCGTGGCAATTTTGGCAAGTGCGTGATAGTCGCACACTGTTTAGTGCATTGAAGAACGGTGATCCACGCAAAGGTATGCAAACTGATCTTCACAATGCACTAGCAGATGCATACTATCAGGCTAAATCAGTACAAGTAGCATATAAAGAATTAGGAATCACTCGATGAAAGAACTATGGGTAGAAAAATATCGTCCTAAGACAGTAGACGGTTATGTATTTAGAGATGAAGCACAAAAGGCTCAAGTAAAAACGTGGATCAAAGACAAGACAATCCCGCATTTGTTGTTCAGCGGCAACGCAGGAATCGGAAAAACAACGCTGGCAAAGCTATTATTCAACGAGCTAGAAGTAAACGACTTAGACGTTTTAGAAATAAACGCTAGTAGAACAAACAGTGTTGACGATGTACGTGATAAGATTGTAAACTTTGTACAAATGATTCCTTTTGGAGACTTTAAGGTAGTATTACTAGATGAGGTAGACTATCTATCTCCAAACGCTCAAGCAGCACTTCGCGGTGTTATGGAAGAATATCACAGTACAGCACGTTTCATTCTTACTTGCAATTATCCTAATCGTATTATCCCCGCAATACAC